GCCTGCTGCGCGGCCGTGTAGGTTGCGGCCGGCGAGTTCGTGGAGATCGTGCGAATGACATCCTCGCCGTCGAGGACATCGATCTCGTATCGCTCGCTTTCCTCGTTCAGCGGCACGTCCGTTCCATCAGTCCACACGCCGCCGAAGCGTGTCCGGCGAACCCACGCGATCGATAGATCACCGTCGCCGTTCCGGGCGCCGGTGACATGCACCGGCGACCACGGCATCAGCCCGACGCACCGGGCGGTGAACGTTTCCTGCTGCCAAGCGACATCGGACGGGTCGAGGCTGCTCGGCCCCCATTTGTAGAAACGCGCCACGCCGCGCTCGGAAAGCGCCGCTTGGATTTGCGCGATGGAGCCGTCGAGGACAACGACGCGGGCGCCCGCGGCCACGGGCGAGCGCATCGCGTGCTCGGTGCCGAGCCGGCCGCGCAGGAGCCCGGTCAGGTCGTAAACGCCGGCGCTGACCAGCGTGGCGTCCCGGAATTGGAGGATTTCCCAATCGCCGTCGCCGTTCTTGATCGCCAATGCGTTCGCGCGCCCGGAAAGCAGCGTGTCTTCCGAAATGCTTACGAGCTCGCCCGAATAGAGCTTCACGCGCAGCGTGTTGACGAGATCGAAGTAGTCCGTTGGCCCGGACCAGAAGTCGAAGACCGTTTCGCCGACCGCGGCCCGGACGGGCAAAACAGTATCGACCACGAAGTCCGATCCCGTTGCGCTGTCCATCACTGTCACGCCGGCGAAGGGAGTGGCCGACGCCGCGGCGTATGGCGCGAAGCCGATGTCACTGTCGCGCAGCATAGGAATGTCGAGCAGTTCGAGGATCGCCGCGCCATAGACCGGCGGCGGCTTGAATTCCGGCACGGTGTTTCCCGGCAGAGGCGGGGCGTAAACCGCGCCCTCCGACCGCTGCGCCTCTATCGCGCGTGACCATGAGTCGGTGATGCGCGTAAGGTGGAATTCGCGGTGGCCCCCATCGATCAGGAGGGTGATCGTGTCCCCGGCATCCAGCGCGACCCTATCGGGGGGGAGCGTACATTTCGCGCTCTCCCGGCCGATCCACGCTTCGGCCAGCAACCGGTCGGCGATCGACTGCGCCTGAATTTCGTCCATGACGAGCGGCACGGTCACGTCCGTCTTCCGCTCCGAGTAACCGGCGATCCGGCTCGCGGCGACCGTGCCCGATTGATAGCTCCCGCCGTCGTCGATGAACGTCACCGACACGATGTCGGGAAGATCGGTTTCCTGCGACCGCGTGAGGGTTATGAGATCGCCTTGGTCCGACAGAACGCAGTCTTCTGGCGCAAAGCTGGCGACGGCAGCGCGCCCGCGCGGGACGAAGCGCACGGCGCCCTCGCTTTCCACGGCATCGAACGCAAAGGCGTTCATCAGCAATTCGATCTCGGCGCGCGGGCTCATAGGCCGGTCGCGCACGTAGCCGACCACGACCCCGGCAAGCGCGGTCACGTCGTAGGCGGTGAATCCGACCCGCTCGCAGCGTTCGGCGACGAGCGCCGCGAGGTCGGCCAGCCCGATCTTTCCATTGAGCCAATGACCGAAGGGCCAGAGATCGCCATCGCCCCAGGCGTCGGTGCGGGACGGCCAGGCGGGATAAGGCCGCGCGTCCCACGTCCAGACCGCGATCAGCCCGACCATCGGGCCGCCGTATTCCGACGATGTCGGATTGTGGTCGGCCCAATAAGAGAGCATCGCCTCGATGCCGCGGCGCTGGATCAGGTCGTCGCGCGTTCCGCGGGAGTAGTAGGGGAAGAAGCTCTCCGAGGATTTCGGATCGTAGAAGACGTTCGGCTGGTTCGTGCCCTTATCCACCGAGGGGATACCGAATTCGGTAAACCAGATCGGTTTCGACTGCGGCACCCATGCGGTGGCCGAATCGCTTTCGACACCGCCCGGCCGGTCGAAGTGCTGATTGAGCCACCAGTTGCGGACATCCTTTGCTCGGAAGACCCACGGCTTGTCATAGGTGCCGTCCGCGATCGTCGTCCGCGTCTGCGTGTCGCGCGCGTCGGCGTCGGCATAGAACCAGTCGTAATCCTCGCCGCCTTCAATGTTCCCGCGCAGATAGTCGAGATCGTAGATCGACGGGGCGCCGGCAAGCGCGTCCAGATGCGCGTTGCCGTCGCGCCAATCGGAAAGCGGCACGTAGAGATCGACGCCGACGAAATCGATGTGCGAGTCCGCCCAAAGCTGGTCGAGGTGGAAGAGCAGATCGCCGGTGCCGTCACCGGGATTGTAATTGTTGTATTCCGACCAGTCGGCGGCATAGCCGACCTTCACGCTGGTGCCGACGATCCCCTTCACGTCGCCGGCAAGGGCCGCCAGCTTCGCGACCGCCGGAAAGTTCGTATCGCTGTCCCGGACGGTCGTCAGGCCGCGAAGCTCGGAGCCAATCAGGAAGCCATCGACGGCGCCCGCGTCCACCGTGTTGATGGCTGCGCAGAGCTTCGCATAGTGAAGGATGAAGCGCCGGAAGCTCCACTCGTCGGGACCGGAATAGGAAACTGTGACCGCGTTCGTGCTCCCGTTTACCGAAACGGAAATATCGGAAGCGGCGGCGGACCCGAAGAAGGCAGCGATTTGCGTTGCGGCTCCCGAGGTCTTGTCCACCGTCTCCGACTGACCGGGCGCAGGGTCGCAGGTGATGCGCCCCCGCCAGGGATAGACGGGCTGGCCGGTGTTCCCGGTCCAAGGATCGGGCAACGTGTTGCCGTCCGCCACGTCCATGAAGATGAACGGATAGAAGACGACCGAGAAGCCGCGCGCCTTGAGATCGCGGATGGCGCGAACGATGGAGTCGTCGGAAGGCGTGCCGCCATAGGCGGGCCGGCCGTCAACTGTGCTTACCACCATCGCGGTGTCGCGGGTCAGCGTGTGGACCTTCCAATCGCCCGGCGAGGTATCCTTGTTCGAGACTTCGACCTTAGGTCGGACGGTGCAGCTTCCCGCGCGCAGATCGTCGCCAAACCAGCCGACGACGAGCAGGACGGTGCCGGTGTTCGGCAGCGACGCCTTCAGGTCGTCGAGCGCGACATTCCAGTCGGACGTGTCCTGACCGGCGAACTCGTTTTCCGGCACGGTCGCGCCGCCGCCGAGATCGCGCGTAAAGACTTCCGTATCGTAGACGCGTTCGCCCGCGCCGGGGATCAGCGTAACCGCCTGAACGATGTCTTCGAGCCCGGAACCGTCGGACGGGGAGACGCGCCGGAAGACCTCGAAATTGAGTTGCGGAATGCGGTTTCCGAATTGCGTGATTTGAAGGTTGTCGAAGACCACATAGGCGGTGCCGCGATACGCCGGCGCGTTGCCGGTGCCTTCCACGCCCTCGATCAGCGAGTCCGGCGTCTGGTCGGCGGTGCCCTTGTAGACCCGCATCGTTACGCCGTTCATGTCGAGTTGCTTGCCGTCGGCCCACACCCGGCCGACCCGATCGATCACGCCTTCGCAAAGACCGACCGCGAAGTTGGCGAAATAGGTGTAGGTCGTCGTTTGAACCGACGGGCCGCCCCCTAGTCCCTTTCCGCCGCCGCTGGATTCCGTCTTCGCCACTTCCTTGAACTTGCTCGCCCAAATGATCTGCCCGGCAAGGCGCGCGCGGCCGGCGATCTCCGGGATCGCGGCGCCCTCGGTCGATGCCTGGACTTGCAGATTGTCGAGGCGCGGTCCTTCCTGTTTCTGCGGGCCGGGACCGAAGAGCCGGGCGTCTATCACGCTGCCGACCATCGCGGCGGCGGCCTGCGCCGCGGCGACAACCCATGCGGAGGCGCCTTCCGTTAGCGCGGTCGCGCCGACGGTGAGAAGAAGCGTTGCCATGATTTCAGTCGATCAGGCCTGGAAAAGAGAATGCGAATTTGAGACGGCGGCGGTCGTGTCCTGCCCAAAGGGAGACCTCGGCCACGGGGTGCGCCTCGATCGAGTGCACCATTCGGCCTGGTGCCGTCAGGATCGCGCAGTGCTTGGCCGGCGCGCGGTCCTTCATCGCGAACAACAGCACGTCGCCAGGACGGATGTCAGCGAGCGCAACCGCGACCATGTGGCGGCCGGCCGCCTCAGCTAGGGTTTCGCGCCGGCTAACCTCGGCCCAATCCCGCGTATATGGCGGCGGCGGCTCCGGTTCCGCCCCATAGAGCGCGCGCCAGACACCGCGCACGAGGCCGAGGCAGTCGCATCCGACGCCTCTGAGCGACGCCTGATGCGAATACGGCGTGCCGATCCACGAGCGCGCTTCCGCCACGATGTCGGCGCGGCTAACCATTGAGCGAGCCACCGTCGTTGCCGTCGCCCTGCGTTGGATAAGAAAGCGCGAAGTCATTGCCCGGCATGTGGGGGAAGCCGCCGAAGTTGACGACGTTCGAGAAGCGGTCGCGGCACGTGGCGAGCGTCTTGTCACAACCGGCCGTGATGGTGAAAGTGTCGCCCACCTGGATCGCGCGCGGCATAGGGAGAAAGAGCGAAAGGCGGGAATCCGTCGCCCCCTGCGAATGGGACTTTACTTCGATCGCGAGCCCCTCATTGTCGCCGCTCGTCCAAACGAGCTTCCCGCGGCTGAACGTACCGGACGCGAACGAAGCGATCCCGCTCGCCGCGAAGTCGAAGTTGCTGACGACGGTGGTGACGGTTCCGCTGCCGTGATTGCCATCGCCGTCGAGATCGATCGTGCAGCGGGAATCGCCAAGCTCCCACGCGCAGGAACGCTGGAACACTCGCCCAGCGCTTTGATCCAGCTTCGCCGCCAGGCCGCGCAGTTCGGCCGAGAATGATGTCTCTCCTCGCGTGACCTGGCCGAGAAAGCCCGATCGCAGAACAACGCGCTGCGACACGTCTTGCCAGTTGACGCGCATAATGGTGACGGCCGCATCGTCATACAGCCCGGCGTTCAGGTCGGCTTCGGTGATCGCCGCCGACGAAAGCGCGCCGCTCACATCTAGATTGGATACGGCAAGCCCAAGCTGATCTTCGATGGCGGTCGCCGTGAACCCGCTCGCTGCCTTGTAGACGGTCCCGTCGATCGTCAAATCGCGGTCGTGATCGGTAAAGCCGAGAACGGTCCCGTCCTTTCGTTCCAAACGCCAGCAATGGCAGAGCGTCGTAACGCCGCCGGCCAGATGCGCGGCAAGCCCCGAATCGAGCGTCTTCATTCCTTGACCTCGATAAGATTGATCTGCGGGACGATCTGCTGATCCCAGGCATTGGCCTGAACCGGCAGTTTGTCGGTATCGAACCGCGCAGCCACGTCGAACTGGAACGACGCCGTTGGCGCCGATCCCGGCGCGGAATCGAAGGTCACGAGGCCGGTGAGATAGTCGATGCTCGAAGGTGTAACGGACGATCCGCCGACCTTGATCGTCACCGTTCCGGAAACGGGCTTCGTGATAGGCCGGACGTGTTCGTGCCCGCCGACGTTGTAGCGTTTCACCAGTTGCCAGACCTTATCGTCGTCGGTGGCCTGCATCGACACGTCGGTCGCTTCGTAGTCGTTCCAATCCTTGAACCGGAACGAATAGCCGCGGCCCTTCACGACATAGAAATGTGCGATGACCGCCTGCATCTGCGCCCGCGTGCGAATGCCGGTTGAGATGTTCCACTCGCCGCGCGCGTCCGCCCACTGAATGTTGCGCTGCTCACCGCCCGATCCGAGCGTCACAACATTGGTGGAAAAGCCCGGCCCGCCGGTGGCGCCACGCGCGATAGCATCGGGGAAGGAAATGTCGAGGAAAGGCTGTGGCACGGCCTATCTCCCTCGCATTCCCATCTGGACCGCGCGCGAGAGGTCGGCGGCAAGCTGCGTCCGGCTCGCCTGGAAG